CTGTACGTAAAATTATTAGCAAGCTTAGACATACTGGAGAGTATGGTATTTGCAGCAGCTCTAATGGCTTTTGGAAAAGCACATCTATTGGAGAAATACAATCTCAAATTACAAGCCTAACGCAAAGGGCTCAAGCTATTGAAGCTACCAGGGATGGAATGCAAAAATACTATGATAGTTTAGTTAATATGGTGCTTATGCGAAATGCTGCTGAACAAATTAAGTTAGATTTTAGTAATATGAATAAGTTATGATACCATTCCACAAATCAATTAAGTGCTATAGATTATTCTACGGCTATAAACAAGACTACCTGGCTTATAAGTTAGGCATTGAACAGTCTAATTACTGCTTGCGTGAGCAAGGCATAAGCAACTTTAAAGATCATGAGGTAGAGATTCTTAAAGACTTGTTTAAAATAGAGATTCGGGAGGAAAAGTTATGAGCAAGACTTTAGAATCAGTTATATTAGACCTTCGCCAGCGTGAGGAAAAAGGCATTCAAACTTATGGGGGTACTGTAGATCAGGCTAACTTAAGTAAAGAAGAGTGGCTACAGCATGCTTATGAGGAAGCTTTAGACCTTTGTATTTACCTTAAAAAACTAATGGCATGAATCATGGCTCACTATTCAGCGGAATTGGTGGATTCGATTTAGCTGCCGAATGGATGGGATGGGATAACATCTTTCACTGCGAATGGATGCCATTTCCACGCAAAGTATTAAATCATTATTGGCCTAATTCTATAAGTTATGAAGACATCACAAAAACAGATTTCACTATTCACCGAGGAACAATTGACATCCTTACCGGTGGATTCCCATGTCAACCTTACTCAAGCGCAGGCAAGCGACTTGGGAAAGAGGACGAGCGACACCTCTGGCCGCATATGCTCAGAGTCATTTCAGAAGTTAAGCCAACCTACGTCGTGGGCGAAAACGTTCGTGGACTTACTAATTGGAATGGGGGAGTGGTCTTCGAAGAAGTGTGCGCTGACCTGGAAGCTCAAGGGTACGAAGTACAACCGATACTATTGCCAGCTTGTGCCGTCGGTGCGCCACACCGAAGAGATAGAGTTTGGTTCGTCGCTTACAATGCTGCCTACTCCAATAGCAGGAGATTGGAAAGGTCAGAAGAGATCGGACGGAACAGCATCAATGCTGAGTGGGAAAGCGAGTTTGGGACTGCTACCAACACCAACTTGCTTCGACAGCACGAACGCGAGTGCGACAATGAAGAGCAGCCAAATAAAAGAAGGTTCAATGCACTCAATGACACTTCCGAAAATGTTGAATATGGGATTGCTTCCAACACCAACAGCTGGAGAATATCGACACGGACACAGCGAGAAGTATTGGAACAATCGAATAGGCAAACGTCAAAAAGATTTATCAATGTGGAACGCGGAAATAAATGGAAAAACTTCCCAACTAAATCCCCAATTTGTAGCGGAGATGATGGGCTTCCCACCGAACTGGACGGAATTACCTTTTCTAAATGGAGAAACGAAAGTATAAAGGGCTACGGAAATGCTATTGTTCCACAGATAGCCTATGAAATTTTTAAGGTAATTGCTGAGATGGATGCAATTAATAAAGCACAGCTAAAACTATTTTAGCAATTTCTTCCACTAACAGATAGGTGTTAGTAACTAACTTTAAAAGCTGAGCTAATTGCTTGGCTTTTTTATTAACCTTTGAATATGAATCTATTTAAGAGAAAGAAGGAGCAGATAGATTTAAATGCCAAGCTACTGCCCGAACTATGCAGCTGCACTATTATACAATGGAACTATACCGATGACATTGGCTTAGAGGCTACTTATGCAGAGGATATTCCTTTTATGTTTGATGCGAGAAAATGCGTAGGCATTCAAGCCGAAGTAGAGTTTAGAAAAGATGGCACTTACTACGTAGGAGAGCGCACCTTAGCAATCATGCAAGGGGTAGATAATGCGATAGTCATAGACGTGCAGTATAACGAATTCAAGAAGCATTTTCAGGAGCTTAAATCTAATATAATAACAAATGATTACATCATATCGCGAGGGTAGAAACGTAATAGTAACAACGTGCAAAAGTGGGGATAAGTTCCTCATGATTTCCGATGTGCATTGGGATAACCCCCATTGTGATAGAAAGCTGCTCAAAGCTCACTTAGATAAATGCTTAGAAGAAAACATCTACTTTGCTGTTAATGGAGATTTATTCTGTGCTATGCAAGGCAAGTACGATCCTCGCAGGAGTAAAAATGACATTCGCCCGGAGCATAACGTAGCTAACTATTTAGATGCATTAGTGAATACTGCTATAGATTGGTTTAAACCTTATGCTCATTTAATGGTATTCGTGGGCTATGGTAATCATGAAACAGCTATAACTAAGAACTGTGAGACTGACTTAATAGAGAGATTTGTTAGCGGATTAAATAGAGAAGCAGGCACTAATGTTTTAGTAGGTGGCTATGGTGGTTGGTGGGTACATCGCGTTAGCAAGGGTAAAGCCAGCAATTTTGTATTTAAGACAAAGTATTATCATGGTAGTGGTGGCGGTGGAGTAGTTACAAAGGGAGTAATTCAGAATAACCGTATGGGGGTAATGATAGATGGAGCTGACTGCATTTGGAGCGGACACGTTCACGAGCTTTACCATCATGCCGATATGGTAGAAGAATTGTGCTTTGCTAATAATAGTGGCTACAGAATTAACATGCGCTATGTGCATCACATTAGAACAGCAAGCTATAAAGAAGAATATGATGAAGGCTACATGGGCTTTCACGTAGAGCGCATGCGTCCGCCAAAGCCATTAGGCGCTTACCTTATGCAGTTAGATTTACAAAGAGTTCGTAACCCTGTTGATTCTCAAATCATTGTGCCTACCTTTGTGCAATGGCGCGACAAATAGAATACAACTTTAAGCCACTAACAAGGCAAAGCGAGGCACTTAAATTTCTTTCGGTAGATTCAGACGTTGAAACTATTCTTTACGGTGGAGCAGCAGGCGGTGGAAAGACTATGCTCGGCTGCATGTGGCAAATTCTTAGGCGCTTAAAGTACCCAGGTACACGCTCACTAATAGGCCGAGCCAAATTAGATACGCTAAAGAAAACTACAATGGCTACTTTCTTTCAAGTGGCTAATGAGATAGGGCTTAAAGCAGGAGAGGATTTTATTTATAATCAGCAGAGCCATATCATTAAGTTTAGTAATGGTAGTGAGATTATCTTAGCCGATTTGTTTCTCTATCCATCAGATCCGATGATGACGGATTTAGGCGGCCTTGAAATTACAGATGCATTTATAGATGAAGCTACTGAGATAACTGAAAAGGCTTATTCTATTGTTAGCTCACGTATCCGGTACAAGTTAAATGAGTTTGGCCTTAAGCCTAAGATATTACTCACGTGCAACCCATCTAAGGGATGGATTTATAATCAATTCTACTTACCCTATAAGAATCAGAATCTGCCTGAGCATAGAGCTTTTATTCAAGCCTTACCTGGAGATAATATACACTTGCCCGATTCATACGTAACAAGCTTAACCCGATTACCTGAAGCAGATAGGAAGAGACTGTTAGAAGGAGATTGGGAATTTGATAACAGCTCAGATAGATTATACATGTATGATGAACTGATGCGCTGCTTTCGTGAGCCAATGGCTGTAGGAGAGGGTTACATCACAGCAGATATAGCTCGGCTTGGAAAGGATAGAACAGTGCTTTGTGTTTGGAGAGGCCTTAGCTGTATTGATATAGTAGTGCTGCGCCAAAAGCGACAGGATGAAGTTAAGGCAGAGATACAAAGATTAATGAATACTCACAGCATTAGACTATCTAACGTGCTCGCAGATGCTGATGGGGTGGGGGGTGGCTTGGTAGATAGCTTGCGCTGCAGGGAATTTATGAACGGAAGTAAAGCTGTAAGGGGAACGCAATACATGAACTTAAAAGCAGACTGCTACTTTAGGTTAGGCGAGCTTATAGATAAGAATGAGATAACGCTGCCCATCAAATGGCAAGAAGATATTGTAAAAGAGCTTGAGCTAATTAGAAGAGTAGATCCTGATAAGGAAGGAAAGCTTCGTGTTACATCTAAAGATACCATAAGCCAGCGCACCGGAGGAATTAGTCCCGATATAGCAGATGCTATAATGATGAGAGCTTACTTTGAGCTTAATCGCAACTATACTAAGTACGCATTTATCTAAGTTAAAGTGTGATTTAGCGCACTTTATCGTACTTAAAAGTGCTTTATGACGGATATTACACACTATAATAGTAGAAAATAATCTATAAAAGCAGGCTTATTGTGGAAAATAACCCCCATTCGGGTACTTATATCCGCTAATATCTGCAAATTATACGCATAAGGGTATAAACTAAAATAGCCCTGCACGTTTGCAAGGCTACTTCAGAAATCAATAATCACTTGCTAAACCAAAAGCAAATTAATAAGCTAAAGATATGGAGCTTAATGCTATGTGAATAAGTATGTTAACAAGATGTTCATTTCGATTAAGTTAATAGTCTAATTTTGAATCATGAAGAACGAGGAAGCTTTAATACAAGAAGCTGTTATTAACTACATTAACGCTCAATATCCGAGACTTCTTTACTGTGCTTCAGCTGGCGGTGTTAGAACTTCTATGAAGCAGGCAGTAAAGATGAAGAAAACAGGATATGTTAAAGGCTTTCCTGATATCTTTATCTATAATGCTAAGGGCGCATTCTTTGGATTAGCTATAGAGATGAAAACAGCTAAGGGTGTAATGAGTGAATCTCAGAAAGATTGGCAAGCAAAGCTTATTAACAATGGCTACCATGCAGTAACATGCAAAAGCTTCGATGAAGCTAAACAAGTAATAGATGAATACCTGGCGCTCAGAAATAAATAGATGCTATCCCGAATGGCGCAGAGTAGCAGCAACTGTTACAAGGTTAGATTTAGCTGACGAACTTTTACACGATACATTGTTAAAGATATTAGAAAGCGACAAAGATAAATTACAGGATATTCATAACCGAGGTAAGCTAAACAATTACGTTAGCAATGCTATTAGGTTATCTGCACGATGTAGTAATAGCTCATTCAACTATACCCGGTTAAGATTTGAAAAGATACGCAACGATCTGAAAGATGATATTATAGACGATGTGAACAAGAGCGTAGGGATGCGCTTAGAGAATGAGCAGTTAGATATCTTCATTAGCAGGCTGCCATACTTTGAGCGTGAGCTATTCTTTCTTTATGCCTTAGATGATTTTAGCTACCAAGAATTAGCTAAAGAAACAGGCATACCTTTGAACTATCTTTACCGTACAATTAAGAAAGCTAAAGTAACACTAAGAAATTCGTTACAGATATGACTAAAGAAAACTATGCTGCGAGGATTGAAATCTGCAGTAAGTGCGAAGTATTTAATACTCGCTATAAAACGTGCGGGCCTCCGACCAATGCTATTAATCCATTCGCTAAACCAACTGAGCTTAATGGTCATCTATTCAAGCCATGTGGCTGCCCTATTGATCACTTAGCAATGTATGCGGTTAAGGATTGCCCAGCTAAGAAATGGCCCATTTTAGATGATAGATTAATTGTTGAGAACATGCTTGCATTCATTGAGGCTATGAAGCGCAAGAATCAAGTAACGAGCCAAGATATGAAGGTCATAGGTGAGATGCGAAAGAAGTACACTAACTTAAATTACCCTGGTACAAGCTGTGGCCCATGCGCCAAAAAGTACGTAGATGAAGTAGAGCAGCGCTTGTTATCTGAGCTGACTAAATTAGAACAAGCTCAAGCGCTGATAGAATTAACGCAAGTAGAGCTTACTCCCGAATCAATAACAGAAGTAACTAATACACCCATAAAAAAACGTAGAGCTAAAAGAAAAAAACTATGACACTATTAACAATCTATTTAGTAGGATTCCTACTTCACTTTGCAATCTTATCTGTGAACGTTTACAGACATCAGAGACACTTATCTAACTACCATTGGTACGCTTATGTAGGTATTGCATTTACAGGCCTTGTATGGCTGCCTTTTTGGATATACATTACAGCGCTACGTTTTAAACAGCCTAAATAGTTTTCCACAATAGTACGTGTAATTAATTTACAATTCTATATTTGTCTCATGCGCAAGATTACTGTTAAGATATTCGATTTAAGGTTTAATAATTCCCCATTGAACGGGCGCATACGTTCTTTGGGGTTTTATTGTTTTAAGATATGAATAGCACTCACTACCTGAGTAAGTCAAAGCTCAGTAACCAAAGACTAAACTTGCATCACATCAATGCTTGGAACGAGCAACTACTCTTTTAAGAGTGAGGCAGTTTGTTTTTCTTGGGGGAGCTTTTTCTTTTCTTTCTTTTTCTTTTTACCTTTTTTCTTTTTCTTTCTTTTCTTTTGTTGATGTTAATTAACTATAGCTATAGCTTAGCTAATAAGCTAACTGCTTTAAGCTAATAGCTAAATCTAATTACACTAATAGTTATAACTAATAAAGATTAATATAAATGAGTGATAATAACTATAACTTTTTGAAGGCTCAAGTAAAAATGTTTAACCCTAACTGGAGTGAAGAGCAGGTAGATAAGGAGTGCGAAAGAATACTAAATGCAGGTGAAGGTGGAGAGGATGAGGCTTGCCTTTATTGTGGATCTTAAATAACGAATATGATATTAATACCAGCACAGCTCGAATCAGTAGGCACAAGAAAAGATAAGACTTTAAAGCTTACTTTCGGTACTAATGAGCTCACACCTTCTCAAGCAGCTGAACTATTTGGCACAGCCAATCAGTTCGGTTATCTTGCATTTAAAGATGAGAGCTTCAGACGTGAGGAGTTAGATGCTGTGGAATCACTTAAATCAGAGTTAGAAGATACACTTAAGAAACCATCACAGAGACTGAGAGGTATAATGTTTAGAGTTTATGAAGCTGATTCAGAGGGATTTACTACATTTGCTAAATACTATGACTCGAAGATGGAGCAGTTAATAACACACTTTAAGAATAAGTTAGCATGAGTGAGGAGTCTTTACAAAAGTTAACAATCAAAAAAGAAGCTATGATTCAGGCACTTACGGCTTCGCTTGGCAATGTAACTGAGGCATGTGAGAAGATGGGCTTAAGTAGAACTATTCACTATGAATGGCTCAAAGATGATCCTGAGTATTCAGCTGCTGTAGCTTCGCTTAAGAATGTGGCTTTAGACTTCGCAGAGTCTCAACTCAAGAAGCTGATGGAAGGAGCAGAGCGCCAAGCCTTAACTCACGATGGTGAGGTAGTAACGATTAAGGATGCACCTAACACAAGCGCTGTGATATTCTACCTAAAGACTCAAGGTAAGCAGAGAGGGTATATTGAAAGACAAGAGCTAAGTACAGAGATTAAGAGCATTAACATAACTATAGACGGTACAAATATTTAAGCATGAGCGAGATAACCAAACGAGACGAAGAAATGTTTATAGCTATAATGGCTCATTTTCATAAAGAGATTCCAATAATGTTTAGTAATCCTGATGAATTAACTGCGGATAAAAGAGCTGATTTGGAAATAGAAATGTATGAAGAATTAAAGAAAGCAGGTAGATTAAGATTTAATTATGAGTGACAAAATAATAAGCACTAAGTATTCAGATCAAACGCTCGGCACTTATGTAGACTTTATGGCTGCAGGTGAAGATACTGTTTCACAGATTCAAGCTATCACAGGATTAAAGCGAGACGATATCAGGAAGATAGATATGGCTACTATTGACAAGATAGTAAGCGCCTATGCTAACGGCTTGCGTAACGATGAGAAGATATTTAAGCAGTTCATAGATATAGATGGGGTAAAATTTGGCTTTCATCCTAACCTAAAGAGCATGACCTTTGGAGAGTGGTTAGATTTATCAGAGCTTAGTAAGAACTTCCCCCATCAGCTGCCTGAGCTAATGTGCATTCTCTATAGACCTGTTACAGCTGAGATTAACTTGCAATACAAAATAGAGGAGTATGATAGTGATGTGCACCTTAAGTACGCTCCTCAAATGCGGAAGCTAAACTTAGCCAATGTAAATGCTGCGCTGCTTTTTTTTTCGACACTCAGAAACGATTTAGTGAACAGTACACCCGAATATTTAGAAGCGGAGCTGGAGAAACTGAAGAGGGAGATCAGTCTCTTAGCAGACGAGGTGAAACATTAGCTTCAGTTTACCAATGGTGGCACGTTATTGAAGAGATGGCAGAGCGCGATGTAACTAAGTTCGATGCAATTACTAACACGAGAGCTTCAACAATATTCACCCATTTAACCTATGCGATGGATTACGCTAACAGCTTACAACAAAAGCTTACTTAATTTCCACTATAAGATATGAGCACAATTAACTACACATACAACGTAATAGTAGATAGGTTTAGACAGTTCGCAGCAGGGCATTTTCAGCTGAGAAGGTTTACGCATGGTGAGATTAGCCAAGCCGATTTAGAGAAAGAGGCAGAGTGGCCATGGCTGCACGTTAAGCCTCGCGCTATTAACTACTCACCAGGCACAAGAGCTTTTCAGTTTGAGATATTCATTTCAGATTTACCAAGAGATAAGGAAGATAAGACAGGCTACCAAGCGGAGAGCATTACTGACTGCTCACTTATCTTTCAGGATTTAATTAACGAGATTTACTTGGGCAATATGTTTGGTGATCAGGTAGTGCTTACTCGCCCTGTCAGCTCTGAGCCATTTGTTGAACAGTACACTCACACCTTAACCGGTGTAACAGGAACTATTGAGCTTAACTTAGATTACGATTGGAGCGCATGTAGCATTCCTGCAAGTTGGAACTATAACACACCTACTGATTCGCCATCTGATGGATGGGGAGCTTTGCAATTTATTGAGAGCTTAGATCAGAATGGGGTTTATGTTAGCCTATTAAATGACGAAGAAGCACCGGGTAACTCTTACTACTATGGTACTGATGAGGCAGGAGTTAAGGGATGGCATGCAATAGTAGATAACATAGGCCTCACTTGCGAGACCTTACCTGATTGTGCTACTATCATAAGCATCTTAGATGATATTGCAGCGCTTCAAACTGATGTAGCTTTAAAGGCTAACACTGCTGATTTAGGAGCTACAGCTTTTAGCAATGACTATGCAGATTTAGATAATTTACCTACTATACCAGCTGCTCAGGTTAATTCAGATTGGAACGCAACGAGCGGAGTAGCTGAGATATTAAACAAGCCTACCATTCCATCTATCGCAGGCTTAGTACCTGAAACGCGAACCCTCACGATTAATGGAACTACTCAAGACCTTTCAGCAGATAGAACATTCACGATAGCGACAGGTTTAACGGTAGGAACAACAGCCATAGCGAGCGGTACAATTGGACGTGTGTTGTTTCAAGGGACAGGCAATGTGTTGCAGGAAGATGCTGGGTTAAGTTGGGATAATACAAATAAGCGTTTGAGTCTTGTAAGCACAGGAGATAATCTACTTAACCTAACACCCCAAGCAAGTGGTAACGCTATTGTATTTAATAATAACA